GTATTTGATCCAAAAGGATTTACAAAATAATGCCAAAGAAAAAGTCAGGATCTTTTAATCCAACACAAATTAAAAATGGAATGATTGTACGTATGAATAAAAACGGTACAGTTAAATCTATTCTTGCACCATATGAAGTAAAACATGCAAAGAAGGATAAATAATGGCTGATACATACTCACCTAATGATGGCATGAAGGCTGCAGCACGTCGTGCACTTAAGTGGAAGGCTGATGGCAAAGCAACAGGGGCTGGAACTCCAGTTGGTTGGGGCAGAGCAACAGACATAGTTGCTGGAAGGTCAATGTCTCTTGATACTGTTAAAAGAATGTTTTCTTTTTTCTCACGTCACGAAGTAGATAAAAAAGGTAAAGGATTTTTTTCTGGTCCAGAGTTTCCATCTAATGGAAGAATTATGTGGGATGCCTGGGGTGGAGATGCAGGATTTACTTGGAGTCGTGCAATTGTAGAGCGAGAAAAGAAAAAGGTAGAAAAAATTTGGCAGGGTACTGCCTTTGATCTAAAAAAATAGGGGGTAATAAATGGAAAATTTAGATAAAAATGAATTAGTTCAACTAATAACATTTTATAAACAAAAACTATCAGATACAGAGTTAGAGTTGTTAAAGTTACAACTTGAGATAAATAAACTTAATTCTGTTATTTTGAGTTCAGCACAAGAACCAGCAAAGAAATCTAAGTAAAAATAAATATGGAATACTTGTTAGTTGTGGGCTTGACATTCATTGTCTCATGGTCTATAATTAAAATATCAAATAAAAAAAGAGGAAGGTTTTTATCTAAGATTAGATATAGACAAAGCAATATCTATGAAATGGTTAAAGATGTTATTCCAAAAGAGATGTTTGATAAACCAAAAGTTATAACACAGTCTCAAAAACATGTTCAAAAAAATATGTTAAAGGTTGTAATAACTGAGGGTAGGGCATACTGGATATTAGACAATGTGTTTTATACTGCTAACGCTATCAATGGAAGGGTAGATGAAAGCACTGTAGAACCATTAGATATTCAAAATTTGCCAAAAAAAGATTTAAGCAAGATGTTATCAATATTAGATGATTTAAGAAAAGGGATGGAATCAAATGATAGTGGCAGTGCAGGGAACAGCGGAGTTTAACGATTACAACGTATTTCTTCGTGCCATGAGTGTTGCTATGTCTGGAATGAAACAAGACGATAAAGAGTTTATTATTTATTCCGTAGGGCCAGCGAGAGTTAATAATTTTGTTTCAGAATTTTCTAATTTATCTGAACGTGGCATGAAGGCTAGGGGTAGAAAAATTAAGTTTTATAATACAGCACCTTTATGGCTTGATACTAACATGGATCAAATAAATTATTTTGCTTTTTTAAGCAAACCAAATGAATCAAAGTCTAGGTTAGTATCTAGTGCTGAGTCAAAAAATATTGAAGTTGGAATTTTTAGGTATTAGGAGATCATATGATTATTAGAAGTTTAAATACAATGGACAAGATTATCAATAAAAATAATAACCTTATTTGGGATGGTTGGGATGTTGTTGATTTAAAAGAATCTGATATGGCAAAAACATCTGTAAATGGAATTAGAATAAAAGATAAATGGTACTTACATAAAATATACAAGCCAGGTCGTAATGGTTGGGATATTCCAAATAAGTATAGGGAGTAACTTTGAAGCAGCATTTATGGAAAGATGAGGCTTTATGTTTAGGTCTTAATACAAATTTTTATTTTGAAGAGTATGAAGACAATATTGAACTTCGTAATGGGATAGATAAAATATGTATGAATTGCCCAGTTAGAAAAGTATGTTTTGCCAACGGCGTTTCTGGAAAAGAATGGGGACTTTGGGGTGGAGTATACTTAGAAAGTGGAGAAATTTCTAGAGAGTTTAATAAACATAAAAGCAAACAAGACTGGTCAAACATTTGGCAAGCATTAACGATGGAGTAGTATGAATACATTACGTATTGTTGCAAATGATCCTGTTGATCAACATTTTCCAAACATTAATCCAGCAACTAATTTTGTTCCAGATTGGTATAAAAAATCTCCACAAAATTTATCTGGAACTAATACTGAACTTGTTATTAATCATCCTATATCAACAACGTCTACTTATAAAAAATGTTCTCCATTTTTAGATGCTTTAACAAGTGGATATATGATTTACACAACTTGCGATATTGAAGTAACAATTTTAGATAATAATCAACCATACATAATGTGGAGATCAAGCACAAGGCTTCCAATAACAACTCATGACAACATTCAATGGGAAGGTTTGCACAAACCAGAAAATTGTCATAATATTGTTTATAAATGGGAAAATAATTTTATTTTTAATACACCACCTGGGTATTCATGTTTATTTACTCATCCATTAAATAGATTTGATCTTCCATTTTATACATTAGGTGGAGTAGTTGATACAGACGGATATAGTTTGCCAGTTAAGTTTCCATTTTTTTTGAAAAAAGGTTTTACTGGGGTTATTGAAAAAAATACACCCGTTGCTCAACTTAATTTTATTAAAAGAGAAAATTGGGATAGAACATTTTTACCATTTGATGAAATGAAATCAATAATTAATAGTGAAACATTTTTTTCTAAAATAAAACGTTCTTATAAAAATAATTCTTGGAATAAAAAGGTGTACAAATAATGTATACAGATGCCATGCGTAGAGCATTTCATTCAATAGAAGCGCCAAAAGGATTTTCTGTTGAACTTATTGATAATGAACACTTTCTTACAATTAAATTAAATGAAAAAAAATTTGCTAAGATGATTTATGAAGAAAAAATTAGAGCACTTCAATACACAGTTCAATTAAAAAAAGCATTAGAACTAGAAGGGGCAATTGTCTTAGTTACTAGAGAGGCTATAAAGTGATAAAATTATTTTTTATGTATATAAGGTGTAAAGTTAAAGGTCATTTATTTGTTGATGGTGGATCATGTCCATTTACTGGCAAAAGTTATAACTCATGTACAAAATGTATGGTAAATATTGAAAAATGAAAAAAAAGATTATTATATTAACATTAGCAGTAATATCAAGCGCAATTGCATTTTCTTTATTTTTTGCCTCACGAATGAGCAAATTATCTGAACTAGATTTGTTTGACATTGAAGATGAAGACTTTTAATAATGGTCAGAATAGAGTACAATAGATAGTATGAGAACTAGTCTTTTAATATTTTTTGCAACAATGTCAATATCCCTTAGTATTGCATATATATCATTATTTGATAAATTAAAAAAATGTAATATTGCAATTACTAAACTGTTTCTTGAAAATGAAGGATTAAAAGAAATTGTTTTTCAAAATAGGAATACCGATAGTCAGTCTGAGGATGTAATTCATAAAGAAAACTTTATAAAGTTTTTGTCTGACTCAAGAGATTGGGCATTTGAATATATTGAAAATTCACAAAAAATTATTAAAGAAGTTTCTGAAGATTTAAAAATTAAAGGGTTTGAAGAACAATCAAACAAATTAATATCTCTGTTGCCAAAGATAAGTGAAAACAAATAAAAATGTTTTTAAATAAAAAAAATACTCCAGAGGTTAACTTTGTTACAAAGATAAAAGGACTTTCTGATCTTGATGACTGTGTTCCAAAACCTGCACAAGAATATATTCCAGAGTGGTGGAAAAATACACCAACAGTAAAAAGTAAACGCATTTTTAATGGCTTGCTTCCTGGAAATGTAAAATCTTGTCCATCATTTACGGACTATTTTACAAAAGGATATATTCTTCCAATGTGGACAGACTCAAGCCTATACTATGACTCTTCAACAGAACAATGGAAATGGGCTACGTCTAACCAAGATTTTTCATGGGAAAACCATTCAAATAGTCAATATTTAGATTATGTAGATCATAAATTTTTAAATAAAAATTCATTTTTTGTTTTTAAAACACAAATTCCTTGGAATGTTTTTACAACTAAAGGATACTCCTTGTATCAACTTCCAACCTTTTTTCACTTTAATGATGATTTTTCTGTGGTTCCTGGAGTTAGAGATACAGATCTATACCATGAAATCAATTTACAAATTTTAATTCATAGTGACAAAAAAGAGATTTTTATACCAAGAGGAACTCCTCTTGCACAATACATCCCTTTTAAAAGAGAAAAAACTAACTATAATGTTAGACAAGCAAACAACAAAGATTTATCAAAAATTAATGCTCATGATTTTAACATAAAAAGTAGATTTATGATACTTGAAACATATTTAAAAGATAGGAAAAATAATAAATGAAAGAAATACTATTTTCTATATTAACAGGTTTTGGGTGCGGTGTCGTGTTCGCAGCATTCAAATTGCCAGTTCCAGCACCACCAGTTTTTGCGGGAGTCGCAGGAATTATTGGTCTATGGATTGGTTTTACAACGATAACACGAGTTATATCCTAGGAGGAATAATGAATAACATACTAAACGATAAAAATAAAGCAATGCTAGCATCATACGGTAGATCTGTTCTTGGCGCAGTGTTTGCACTTTACATGGCTGGCGTAACAGATCCTAAAGATCTTTGGGCTGCACTAGTTGCTGCACTTGCACCAGTTGCATTAAGAGCACTCAATCCAAACGACAAGGCCTTTGGCGTACTACCAGACACTGGTGCTATCTCAGATGCACTTAGCAAGATTGCACCTGCTAAGAAGGCTCCAGCAAAGAAAAAGGCTGCTGCTAAAAAGAAGTAGTTGGTTAATTAGGAAGGGCGAATTTACTAAAAATAAGTTCGCCTTTCTTAATTTTTATAATGAGGAAATATGGATTTTGTATATATATGTAAAGATGGAAACAATGAAGAACTAAGGTATTCAATTAGATCTGTTGTTGAAAATTTTCCAGACTCAAAAATATGGGTTGTGGGTGGTAAGCCAAGTTGGTATACAGGAAATTATATAGAAGTAAATCAAAACCTATCTAAATACAGGAATGCCATTGAAAATCTAAAAGCATTGTGTAACTCAGAGGATATATCAGATAGATTTGTTTTAATGAATGATGACTTTTATATTGTAAAAAATATAGACTCTATTAAAGACTACCACGGTGGACCACTACTAGAAAAAATTAATCTATATCAAAAACTTAACTCAAACTCTAATTATACTAGAAAACTTGCTGCAACATATAAAAAAATTAAGTCTTTAGGAATTGAAAATCCACTTGATTATGAACTCCATGTACCAATGGTTATGGAAAAAGAAAAGTTAAAACAAACACTGCAAAACAATTATCAATTTTTATGGAGATCAATTTATGGAAATGTATTTAATGTTGGTGGTGAACAGATGGAAGATGTAAAGGTTTATGTCAAAGGGCCTTTAGTCTTAAAGTCTTATAATATAAAGAAAGATGACCATATATATCTTTCTAGTGCAGATACATCATTTGATATTTTATTTAACAATATTCTTAAAAAACAATTTACTCAAAAAACTAAATATGAGAGATAAGGTTTTTATACTCATTTATTAATAAACTTGGAGAAAAGTTAGACATTCCAATATTAAATGCCTTCTGCTTTGCCTGTTCTTTATTTTTATCAACCACATATGTATCAATAGACAATGCTAATTCTTTTACGTCAGCATCAAAAAGTTCAATGCGAACTTTTGTTCTAAAAGTACCAAGAGATGTAGATTTTACTAGCCATTCTTTTGGAAGAACATAGTCGTTTGGTGATATGTTAGTCATGAAAACTGGCAGGGCACTCATAAGAGCCTCATTCATAGGCAAACAAAGCCCTGCATAGCGTCTAGGAAGCACCATAGCGTCAAACCCAGCATACATGTCCTGCCTGTTGTCTGGATTGCCTATTTCAATCGTAAGCCTTGAATCTTTAACATTTGTCTCTATTTCACTCTGGCTTCTGATAACTAATTCATAATCTGCCTTAGAATGTTTAAGCATTTCAAGAACAGTGTTTGTTCCATTCCTATCCTTTGCTGCTTTCTTTCCAGCAATATGAAGTATTCTATTATGATCTTTAGATAGGTTTATTTCCTTAGCCCCTAAAAAAGTTAATGGATTTGTAGGTGGTGGTAGGTGAATGACCTTTGACTGTTTACCAAAAAGTTTAGTAACATGATCAATATGCCAAACGCTTGGAGATAAAAGAACATCTGGGACAGGAAGGTTTGTTGCTGCAAGATTGCCAAAGAGTTCATAGTTATATTGAAGGATAGTCTTTACACCTCTTCTCTGAGCATATCTTACAAAGTTTTGATCATAAAATGTTTCACAACTAATAACAACATCAACTTGATTAAGAAATAGTTTAATTTGTTGAAGGCTTGGAAATCCAGTTGACTTGATGCAATTATAATCCTTATACCATTCTGGATGTTGTTTATTCTTATTAAATGGAGTTGAGTCAATTAATAATATGATGCTTGGATTTAACATATCAACAAGTTCTTTTGTTTGATTTCCAAGACCAGTGTTATCTGATCTGGCTATAATTCCTACTCTCATTGTTTTTTAAACCAAACATCATCATCTGAAGTAAACTTTCTTCCACCTTCACGACCATCTAAATGATAAGACCTTTTAATATTTCCTTCTGGATGGTATATCCATAATTTATGTTTATCCCAACCTTCTTTATTAAAATTATTATATGGAGAAATATCGTCTTGTATTCTTCCATGAGTTGTATCTTCAATAAACACTTTATCTTCAAGTGGAGGAAGGATTACATCTCTGTAATATGAAACCTTGCTAAGGTGTGGTCTTTGGCTCCATTGAGAAGTTTTCATAAATCCATCTTCAATTCCAAACATTAAATGCTTATGTGGATCTGGTATCACTGCTTCAAAATGAAAACGAATAGTATTTGCTTTTTCATATTCAATTAAATCAAGACACTTTTGCCAATCAATTGGCTCGTCTGGAGTTAATGGCGTATCACCCTCAACATAAAGAAGCAATGATGTTTGAATTTCATTAATAGTTTTACGCATCATAGTGCTTTGATGACTATGTTTATCAAAAATTATTGGAAGAACGTTGTTATACTCATGCAAACATTTCCAAAGAATTCTATTTTTATATTCATTGTAATCATTTTCACGATCTATTTGTTCTTTTCTTAATCCATCTATCTGCATTATTATTTCATTTTTAGGAAAATGAACTCTAAGAGAATTAATAGTTTCATCAATTATGTGTGTGTCTGGATGGCTTGGTATTC